CAGTCTGTCAGGTCGCGTCAGGTTAGTCAGGTTGTGGACAAGCAGGGTCGTCCTGCTGGGATGGGCATGACGTATGAGTCGATGACCACGGCCCAAGGACCAAGCCAGGCGTCTCCTGAGCAGTTGGCTACTGCCAAGGCGATGTTGGCGGACCTGATGCGACAGAATTTGACTAAGCGAAGGTTTGCGGATGGGGGCGACGTCGAAAATTTTAAGGGCGGGGCATCTGACAAAAAGGGTGCCCCGGCTAAAAAAGAGAAGGAGCCTGAAGCGCCGGGCTTTTTTGACATCATGGATTACTCTGCGAAGGCGTCGACGAAGATGTTTCCCAAGCAGACGGGTGCTGATGATCAGCGGGACGCGGCTCGTCACATGTTGGCCGCGGCCCTTGTTACTAAGAAGTTAGGTCCTGGGATGGCGGAGTTTTTGGGTAAGGCCCATGAGCGGATGTCCAATCCCATGTCTTTCTTTAACATGATTGGGATTGGTGAGCCGCGGTATGACTATCCGGTTGATGTTCATAACAACAAGTTAGGCATTGACCTTGCATCCAAATCCAAGAGCCAAGGGGAGTTGGAGAAATTAGTTGAGGCTTTGTCCAAGACGTCTTCTAATGAGCAGCAGCCTGGTCGTCCGTGGACCGTGGCTCCTGAAGTAGTTCAGGCGATTATGGCAAAGCAGAAGAAGATGGCTGAAACGCCGCCGGAGTATCGTGCTGAGGGCAGCCCGGAAGAGGGCGAGGGTTATGTAAAGCCGTCAAATCCGTTTGCTGGTAAGGCAGCAAAGCAGGCTGAGATGCGCGCAGCGCGGGACGAACGGTCGCGAGTAGCTGCAGCGCGGGAGAAAGTTGCAAGGACCCCGGCCCTGGACGAGGCGGGTGGTGAGACGACGGATGAGTTTATCCAGCGCACCATGGGCTTTGATCCTTCGGTCAACGAGCAGCGGGGCACGTTCCTGCCACAGCGGATCAAGCGCAATGGCAAGACCGAGTTTATTGCGCCAAGCATTGTGAAGGATGCTGTGCTGCCGTATGCACTATCCCGTCAGGCGTTGACCACGAACAGGTTCAATGAAGAGGATGTTCCCAAGGCGGCGATGAATATTGGAGCGGCGGGTCTTGCGTTGGGTAAAGCCCCGGCTGGTGCATTAGCGTCGAACATGCGCAAGGGGGCAGCGGAAGCTTCATCGTCCATCTTTTCCCCAATCCCAAGTGCGGAAGCACCGTTTGTTGGTCGCTTGGATCAATTTGCTGCGAGCATGCCTGGGGTGGCGCGTAAAGACCAGTTGCTTGGTCAACTTAAAGGAAAGTTCCGTGATTATGAGATGGGGCGGGCTCAGGAGGCGTTAAAGGATTTGGATGATGCGGCCAAAATTTCGCCGTCTGATTTCTTGAACCGACTCAAGCAAGTAGATGACCCGGCTCGATATAGAACTCAAGTTATTGAGCCTAAAGAAGGAAGTTTTTTTAGTTCCATGGACAATCCATGGAGTAACGGTATGTATCGGGGAGAAGAATACATTCCACCCGCTGATCTTGGAGTAATTCATTTAATTCACGACAAACCACCAGAAGTGGGAATGCGTATAGAGAGTCGTCAAAAGTTAATCCGTGATCTAAACGCACACGCTGGCAGTTCTTTTTGGGCAGCATCACCAAGCTCTGTTGCACGACTTACGGATGAGCTTTTACCAAGACTTATTCAAGCAGTTCCCGAAAATGATCGATTTAATCGTGGGTATATTAATTCAGCAAAACAAGAACTATCAGAGGTCGGCAATCAGCAAATGATACTTGCAGAACTAAAGAGGGATTTAGAGTATCCAAGACTTTCTGCCGACTTTGACCGTGTGCGTAAACAAACCATGGATTCCCTTGGTTTAACAAGAACGTATGAAATAACACCAGAGATAGAAAACTCAATAAAGCAACAAGTTAGGCAGGGCGTTGCCTCTAAATTTAACACGAACTTTAGTTTATATATTACTGGAAATGACAAAATACCAGAGGGCCTTGATTTTAATGTCCCAAATAATTTAGATTGGGCTGTTGACTCAATTGGTGTTGCTAAAGACGCTTTTCAAAGAAGGGCCAAATCAACTGTTCAAGATCTGATAGCCCATGTAGAGGGTCTATTTCCAGAAGTAAACAGACAAAATATATATCGTGGGCAACACCCAACTCTAAAGAACGATCCAGACCCTATTTCGTTTAGCCGTTTTTCAGAACACAAGGCAACTATTCCAGGAATGGGCGAAAATATCCCAGGTATCTACGTCCATGAGCTGCAATCAGATTTGTTAGATGATGTTCGTAAACAAGGGCCGTTAGGTGGCAGCGCAGCAAAAGACTATGAAACCGTATTTTCACCCTTGCAACAAAAAGAAAATGAGCTGGCGCAAGAGTTGGCCAGGTTAAATGACCAAAGAAGAAGGCTGTCTCCTGCAGATAGAGCGGCTTGGACAGCCACAGATGAAGCTCGAAATATTCTTCAACGAATTGATGAAATTAACACCACAACCAGACAGATTTCACATAAGAAACAGAAAATACGGGACCGAATGGCGGACGGCACGTATGACATGAAAGAGGCTTTCCCTGGCATGGAAAGTTCTCCTCAAGTTACTCAACAATTGATGGCTAAAAATGCTATTGCTGCAGCAATTAACCGCGGTAAAAGTTTTGTTGCGTTTCCTGGGCCAGAATCTTCGCAGCCTCAGTTGTATGAAAAACTTCCTAATAACCTCAAACAAGTTGTTAAAGACCTTGGGCCAGGATTTGAGGTTCGTATGATCGAGTTACCTCAGCGACAAACCTCAGCCGACAGTACTGCAGGGTTAAAAAGCCACGTTGCCATAGTTTGGGGACCAGAAGCGGCGGCTCGGATTAAAAAACAGGGTGTATCATTTAAGGACGGCGGACCCGTGGATGCCAATGCCGAGTTCATCAAGGCCCACGCTTAAAGGACAGACATGCCAATCGAAAAATCCATTTCAGAAGCCCCTCGTACCGGCATCGCGGTCCTTGATGAGCAGGCCCCGGACATTGAAATTATCCTGGAGGATGATGGTGGGGCAACCATTCAGATAGGGGAAGACGACGAAGTTGACTTCTACGCCAACCTGGCGGAGGTCATCGACGATCAGGATCTTGGGAAGATTGCGATTGAACTCATGCAGATGTATGAGGCGGACAAGGCGTCTCGCTCGGATTGGGAGCAGATGTACGCCAAGGGCCTTGATCTGTTGGGCTTGAAGCTTGAAGAGAAGACCAAGCCTTTCCGTGGCGCGGCAAATGCAGCGCATCCGTTGTTGACCGAGGCGATTGTTCAGTTCCAGGCGCAGGCGTTTAAGGAGTTGATGCCGGCGGGTGGTCCTGTTCGCACGGAGATCATGGGAAAGGAGACTGCGGACAAGATTCAGCAAGCTTCGCGTGTTCAGGATTTCATGAATTACCAGATTACTCACGTGATGCGTGAGTACACGCCTGAGTTTGACCAGCTGTTGTTCTACACGGGGTATGGTGGTTCGACGTTCAAGAAGGTTTACTACGATGCCCAGTTGGGGCGGATGGTTAGTAAGCTGGTTTTGGCTAATGACTTGTACATCCCTTATAACGGATCGAGCGTAATTGCCCAGTGCCCGCGGGTCACGCACCGAATTGCCATGGATGCGAACGAGTTTCGCAAGCGTGTGGTGGCCGGTGAGTACTTAGATGTGGATCTTGAGCCGCAGCAGCCTTCGGATGCTACGCAGATTGACAAATCTGTGAACAAAATCGTTGGAGTAAGGCCAACGGATGATGCGGAAGAGATTTTTTTGCTGGAAATGCAGGTAAATCTGGACATTCCGGGGTTTGAGGACAAGGATGAGGACGGGGAACCGACAAAAATCAAGCTTCCGTATGTGGTTACGTTCTCGGAAGACTCGTTGCAAGTGGTCGGTGTGCGTCGGAACTGGAAAGAGGGTGACGATTTAAACCGTAGGCGCAATTATTTTGTGCATTACGTGCTTGTGGAAGGCCTTGGTGCGTATGGCTTGGGCTTTGTTCACCTGATTGGTAGTTTGTCGAAGGGTGCGACGTCGGCTTTGCGTCAGTTGTTGGATGCGGGGACGTTGGCGAACTTGCCTGCGGG